TTTGCCCCTTTATTTTTTTTTCGCCGTTACCATTTCCCCCATCCATCACGCTACCCTTAACACCGCCCAACATCTTATAAAATAACCTATTTACAAAAAAGAGAGTTATATGTTATAATGGAATTGATACCCTACTTCCAAGTTTTATGTAAACCAAATATTGTTAACAAACTGTTCACATTCAACCTATTGACAAATCTAGTATTAAGAGTATAATAGTATATAGATACAAGATAAACAACAACAAATAAGGAGGACGTGATGACAAAGGAGCAGATTATTAATTTTATTAGAGAAGAGCACGATAGGTGTTTACACTTATCCGCAGAATTGTCTGTCACTGATAAAGACTATGATTATTTAGACGGAATTTATGATGGACGGATGCGTAGTCTTAGAAAGGTTCGTCATTTAATTCTGGAAATGCCAGATGACCTTGTTCCTGCTAAAGAAATAACCTTTAAGGAATTATACAAAATTAATGAGTGCTGGTGTGTAGAATCAGTGTTAACAATTTATAAAGATGATAGCGACGGTGTTTACATGTCATCCGCTCAAGCCCTTGCAAAGTTTGGTGCTAACGTCGTAAAATACTTTGACGGAAACACAATATACATTATTTAATAGGAGGGCTAATATGGTTCTAGAAGTATACGAGAAAGCGTCACACAAAACAGTTGATGTGAAAAAAGACAGTTATTTTAAAGATTATGGTGTTGTGATTGGTCTGGATGGTCATATCATGCTCACTTGTTGTGGAGATATAGTTTGTAGTGTTGACGATAGAAAATACGGAGTAAGGCTAGCAAGCCAAGGAGGCGAATCTAAATGCTAAAATCATTATTCGAGCAGTTTATAGCTCAATACAGCGTTTGGACTATGTACAAGATGCCAAAATCTGATTCACCATTTACCAAGTATAGACTCACACCTCTAGGCGAAAACATCTCAATGATAATTGAACTTAACACGCGGCACAGGGTAAACGATTTTTACTTATTACAGGAATTAATTAATAAAGAAATCTACATAATAATGTCCATCAAATTTTATTAACCAGTTGTCAACGCCTACGCCCATCCAATAAAAATTCACAGAAACCTCACTCACCTGTGCAATGTATAAAATGTCAAGTAGGCGTTAACATAAACAACTATTAACAAATTCAAACAAGAAAAGGAGAGTAACATTATGGCAAGAGAAGCAATGGTAACAAGAACAATCATCAGCACCCAGGTAACTGTATTAGGCGTAGACGAGATAGTCGGAGAAGCAACCAACGCCACTTACAACCTTCTCGGAGACTACACCGATAAGGCGAAAGCTCTTAAGGCTGTAATCAAAGCAAATACCAACCCAGCATATCACCCGTCAGTTGTCGTTGACATGAAGAAGGAAGAGCGTGTTTTAGGTATTCCTGTAAAGGCCTTCCTGGAGATAGCCGTTGAAGTTGAAAGACCAAAGTCCCAGCAGAAGAAAGAAGCATAACCAACAACTAAAGTAATTAAAGAAAAGGAGATTAAATTATGATTATCACATCTAAGAGTGGCGAGGGTTTCACAAAAGCAGAGCTTTACACGATGACCAAAAGTCCATTAATCGTTTCAGTCAAGACCCTTTCAGATGGCGCAACCATGACACCAATTGGTTGGCTGACCTTCGATGATGAGAATAATAAAGGTGAAGTCTCTCACATGCTGTCCATCATAGGTGTATGTGACGACGGTCAGAAGGTAGTATGGGCTTGTCAGTCGCAGACGTTTAAGGACAATTTCATGGAATTATGGGAGTTATTTGATGGAGATACCTTCAAAATCAAGAAGATTTCAGGTCAGACAAAAGCAGGACGCGAGTACGTCAACTGTGACCTCGTATACTAGGACGGAATAACCAGGGGAGGGAAACCTCCCCAATATTTTATCATTTTATTTAGTTAAGGAGGGAAAGAAATGATTGATACATCTTCATTCGTATTTGGATTAATCGTGGGCTTTGTTGTATTCGCACTGGTAAAGTATATTAATGAGTAAGGAGGTCACTTATGCCAAGGAAACCTAAAACATCTGATGTTAGTAAGAAGCAGTTATCAGACGTGCAACAGGCATACCGTAAGGAACGTCGTAGGATTCAGCGTCAGATACGCCGCATGGAGAACCGAGCTTATGACGTTCCATCGTTACTCCCAGATATTCCTAAACGCATCACGCAAGCCAGTGTAAACCGTCTGAAGAAGATAAGCACCGAATATCTGTATAAGCATTCCAGATACATCGACATCGATACAGGGGAAATCTTAACAGGCGAACAAGGGAGAAAGCAGGAACGCAAGGAATCGGCGCAGAGAGCATCCGCGACACGAAGAGAGCGAAAGAAGGAAGTAGTTACACCCCCTTCACAGCCAACAAACCCCCCAGCAGAGGTTGATTATGTAGATTTCACAACCCAGGTATTTACGGTATTCCAGATGGAAATGACACAGATATACGGGCGCAACGAGAAATTGTTTAACTATATTTCATCCTGGTTTAACAAGTCAAGGGCTAGATACGGAGATGAAGATTTTGCAGAAGCACTGGAACAGTCGAAAGCCGAAGGAATGTGGCCCGGTTGGGAAGGGGTTTCTGACACAGAGATATTGGTCGGAAAGCTGACAGGAATACTTGAGTTAATAGGTGGTTCAGCCGGGGGCAGAGAAGAAATCATTGAGAGCCTGGAAGCAGGTGAGGAATGGGAAGAAGTCTGACAGAATTTATAGACCCACAACTATTGGAGGATTATAAGAATGTGCGAACACGCAATTATGAGTACTATGTTTGTGACTTTGAAACAACGGTCTTTAAAGACCAGACCTATACAGAAGTATGGGCCGCCGCATTGGTCAAACTAGGCAGTGAAGATGTAGAAATCTATCACTCCATCAGCGAGTTCCTGGACGGGGTATTTGACTTAGGTTGTAATGTAGTAGGATACTTCCACAATCTTAAGTTTGACGGAAACTTTATCATCGATTATCTTCTGCGCAACAACTACAAGTGGAACAGAACATCCGAACGTAACATGAACAACAAGGATTTTAAATGCGCTATCAGTGATAGGGGTGCGTGGTACACAATCACCATTAAGTGTAAGAACAATATCATTGAGTTTAGGGATTCGCTCAAGCTTCTGCCATTCAGCGTAGACCGCATCGGCAAGTCATTTAAGACTAAACACAAGAAGCTTAACATGGAATACGAAGGTTTCAGATACGCAGGATGCGAGATAACTCCTGAGGAACGTGAGTATATCGCTAACGATGTTTTAGTAGTTAAAGAAGCTCTGGAAATCATGTTTGAGAGGGGGCATCAGAAACTGACAATAGGTTCCTGCTGTTTGGAGGAGTTTAAGCAGACTTACGATAAGCAGGATTACCGGAATTTTTTCCCGGATTTAACGGAGGTGGAAATCGATGAAGAAACATATGGAGAACGTACAGCTGATGCATATATTCGCCACAGTTACCGTGGAGGATATTGCTACCTTGTTAAGGGAAAAGAGAATCGTATGTACAACCAAGGATGGACAGCAGATATCAATAGTTCTTACCCTTCAAACATGTCCTCCCAATCAGGAAACTACTATCCAGTCGGCAAACCCAAGTTCTGGACAGGAGAGATTCCAGAAGTGGCTAAAGAAAACTATTATTTTGTCAGAATCAGATGTAGATTCCAGATAAAACCAGGGATGTTGCCAACCGTGCAGATTAAAGGAAGTTTCCTGTACGTAGGGACTGACTACCTAAATACCAGTGACTATTACGATTACACCACAGGAACACATAAACGATACTACATGAAAAACGGAAAGTTACACGATAGCTATGTAACCATGACTATGACAGGTGTTGATTATGAGTTGTTCCTTAAGCACTACAACGTATTCGATTTAACAGTCCTGGACGGTTGCTGGTTCAGGCAGGAGATTGGTCTGTTTGACGAATACATGTATAAATATAAGCAGATTAAAGAGAACAGCAAGGACGCTGAAAGAGAGTTGGCAAAGCTTTACCTTAACAATCTATATGGAAAGTTCTCAGCCAACGACCTGTCTAGTTATAAGATACCATACATCAACGACAAGAATGTATTAGGTTTTGAGATTGTAGAAGAGCACGAAAAGAAGCCGGGTTTCATAGCAGTCGGAAGTGCCATCACATCATACGCAAGGAGGTTCGTAATCAATGCCGCACAAGCTAATTATCAAGGGCCGGACAGGGACGGTTTCATTTACTGCGATACGGATTCCATTCATTGTAGCGGCGACCCTAAAGACGCAAAAGGAATTAAGATTCATCCTACAAATTTCTGTGCATGGAAGCTCGAGAGTTATTGGGACAAAGCGATTTTCGTTCGGCAGAAAACGTATATTGAGCATGTCACTCACAACGACGGGGAACCTGTAGAACCATACTACTCAATCAGGTGTGCTGGCATGGGTGAAAAGGCCAAACAGGAGTTTTTGCAGGAACACGATATAACAGAATTTAAAGAAGGGCTTAAGCTTAAGGACATGTTAAAACCAGTGAGAATGCCCGGTGGAATTGTGTTAGTAAATAAGGGTTATCATATGACACCAAAGAAATTAAATAAGTTCAAGGAAGGATGAAAAGATTAAATAACAGTATTTGCGCAAGTATTGTTAAAGGGAGGATAAGATTATCCTCCCTTTGTATATCTGAACAGATGGTCTATAAAGTGGGTTTCCAATACCCTATACCCCATCGGCATGTTTTACCATGTGGATTCCAACGGCGGCAAATTATAGATAACACCTGTAGATACTAATATGATAGTAGCTTGATAAGCATCTGCTTACAATCCAGGTTCTTAAAGCGGAAACATCCCTGGTTGAACAGCATACGGAAATGATTGATTAACAGAGCATTTTTGGCTATCATAACATAGTTGATATTGTGGTCGTCTGTAGTTAACGAAAGCTTATTAGGGAAGCTACTGTCATAGTTATCAGTAACATACATGATACCCAAACCATCATACTCGTAGATTGCGTAGTGCTTCTTAAGGTACTTTACGGTGTAACAATACCTTCCACGTCCCTCAGGCTTATCGATGAATGAGAAGTTATCGTTAAGGTATACATTCTGGCTTGCATACATCACATAATCGTTGGATGCAAATGCCCGGTTGAAGCCTGAGTCAAGTTGCGCATCACTCGCAGACTGGATGAAACCCTGTTCCAGAACAAACCCATCACCCCTCAAGAAATTAGTTTCCTTCTTTAGCCTGTCACTAATCCCAAGGCTTGCATAGTAAGGATTAAGTAAGCTTACCGTGTTACCGCACATGTACACAGGCACGTAACGAATCTGCTTACCGTTACCACGGGCTATACTTGTGTGCACGGATAACAACTTACGGATTTCATCCGTGCAATATTTGTTGGTTTCGCTTTGAAACTCATCCATCATCATGCGTTCCACATCGTTAAATAGGTGGCTGTATTTCTTAATTGCGTCAGCATTGTTAAGTGCAATCGCATAGCCACACGGCACGTCATTCAGAAACATTTCGTGGAAGATTCCTTTAGCCATAGGTCGGCTAGTCATTTCATCATCCGGGAAGAATAATCCGCGGATATCTTTAAAGAACTTCTCAGCACAATCTGATAACTCATAATTGAATCTATAGATAAGGCAGAACTTACCCCCACCCTGTTTGAATTTCTTAACAAGATAACGGCTGAACCACGTGGTCTTACCGCCGGTTCGGTTGGTAGTAACCATAAACAGTTCTGGTTCACGACCGTTAAGGTCTTTCATGGACAACAACTTTGTTCCATCATAGTAAGCCATACCTAACTCCTTTCAAACCATAGATTCTCTTATTATTGTATCATATTATCATTGACAAGTCAAGTATTTTTTGATATAATAAAAGGTAGGAAAGGAGGAATCATATGAATGACATTGTAAGCATCATAAGTACAGTCGGTTTCCCAATCGCATTAACCCTTATTCTGTTGTGGTACATATACGACAACAATAACAAACACAAGGAAGAAATCGACAAAATGTCAGAAGCGTTGAACAATAACACGTTGGCTTTAACAAAACTGCTTGACAGAATGGAGAGGGATAGAAATGTTTAAAGGGATTGATGTTTCACGACATCAGGGAATCATTGATTGGGAAGATGTAATGACTTCTGACCATTCTGATTTTGCAATCATCCGCGCTGGATTCGGTAACAACAATATAGACGCACAGGCAGAACGCAACATTGAATGGTGCGAGAAGCTTGGAATACCATATGGCCTATATTGGTTCAGCTACGCGTTATGCCCGGAAATGGCCCGCAAGGAAGCGGCTCATATGATTAAGTTCATAGGCTCGCGTAGACCTTTGTATCCAATCGTTTACGATTTTGAGTATGACAGCGTCACGCATTGCAGTAGAAATGGAGTTAACGTGACCAGGGATTTCGTGCTTAAATGTACAGACGCATTCTGCTCGCATTTAGAGGAAGCTGGTTTCTATGCCATGTTTTATTGCAACAACGATTATTATCAGCGTTTCTATCAGGGTTCAGAGGTGAGCCAAAAGTATGATATGTGGTACGCTAGATACGCTGATACACCGAAACGCCCAGTAACCCTTTGGCAGAAATCTGAAACCGGAAAGATTCCAGGAATATCCGGCAGATGTGACCTGGACCAGACAGAACGGGATTATCCGTCAATCATATGGCGTAATAACCTTAACAATTGGAAGGACGTATTACATGGCTAGCATCCAGCTTGCTTATAATTGGGCCATAGAGGCATGTAATAACCCAAATGTTGGGTATTCCCAGCAATATAGGAACCAGCGTACTGTTAACGGCATAACCTACTATGATTGTTCGTCATTCATATGGTACGCGCTGTTAGCAGGTGGGTGGGATTTAGAAGCCAAATACGGAACATGGCCCTTTACCACATCCACCATGGGGAATATATTATTGCAGGAGGGATTTACCCGGCACGACCCATCAATCCCCTGGTTGATGGGGGACATATTATTGCGGTCGACCCACACAGAAATGGCGTTTGATGCGACGCGCACAATGGGCGCGCATACAAGTTCAGTTCCGTTGGACCAACAGGTATCAATCAATGCCAACGATTCGCGGGGAAACTGGTTACACCTGTATCGATATGGACAGGGGGCAGTGAGCAAGTGGATTAAAGGCAACCGATATCTTGCCATAGGCGAGATGCAGAACAACGCCACCATCCAGTTTTCGTATTTCCTTTCAAAGGGATGGACGGCTAACGCCGTGGCAGGAATGCTGGGCAACCAGCAAGTGGAATCAACCCTTAACCCCGGTATATGGCAGGACCTTAAACCAGGAGTAGGTGGTTTTGGTTTAGTACAATGGACTCCTTCAACCAACTACACCGATTGGGCCGACCAGCATGGTTATGCCCACGATGATGGTAACGGTCAGATGGAATGGATAGACACAGAAACCGTGCCATTCGGTCAATGGATACCTACATCACAATACCCGGAGACATTCGCAGAGTTCAAGGTAAGCACACAGACACCGGAATATCTTGCAGATTGTTTCCTAAAGAATTTTGAGCGTCCGTCGGAAATCGACCAACCGATACGGCAGGAATACGCTAGGTATTGGTATGACTGGTATGAAGGGCACTACGTTCCGCCGCCTAATCCTAAACCGGAACCGGATTGGCGGCACCGTATGCCGTTGTACATGTATTTAAGAAAATTTTAAAGGAGGTAAACATGGCTGTTTTAGACAGGGACAAATTTTTTGAACGCATCAGGGAACGTCTTGGAGAAGATGATTCCGAAGAAGCCTTATCCTATCTCGAGGATATGGCCGATACCTGGGATGACCTTGAATCAAGGGCGCGTAGGGAAGGTCAGGAAGATTGGGAAGAGAAGTACAACAACCTGGACGCTGAGTGGCGTAAACGCTACAGGGATAGGTTCTTCAACACAAGAGAGGATGCGAAAGAGGACCAGGAAGAAGACGTTAAGGAAGATGGGGAAACCCGAAGTTTTGAATCATTATTTGAAGAAAGAGAGGGTGAATAATTATGCCAATTAGACCAGAGAATGTTACCATGAATACCGTTACACGGAACGCCGCCGAAAGATATGCCGCATCAAACGGTAACTTGAAGGGAGTAAGCCCTATGCGGATGGCTACCGCAGAAATCCTGAATACAATCAGGGATAACGCGAGTGCAAATTACCGCGACTACATCCCAGAAGCAGACCCGGCTAGTCAGGCAAGCGTCCGCCAGATTGGCGGAATCATCATGAACTATCCTGCATTGCAGAACGAGTTCCTCAGTGCACTTATGAACCGCATCGGGCGCGTGCTGATAACATCCAAGATGTTCTACAACCCCTGGTCCGGTATTAAGAAAGGATTGCTGGAATTTGGCGAGACAGTGGAAGAGATTTTCGTTAACATTGCAAAACCCTTCCAGTTTGACCCCGCAGTCGCGGAAACAGAGGTGTTTAAGCGTGAAATACCGGACGTACGTGCGGCGTTCCACACCCTTAACTATCAGAAGTTTTACAAGGCCACAATCAGCAATGACCAGCTCAGACAGGCGTTCCTGTCATGGCAGGGAATTACCGACCTGATTGCTAAAATCGTAGACAGCATGTATACAGGGGCTAACTACGACGAGTTCCTGACGATGAAATACATGTTGGCGCGCAATATCTTACAGGGCCGCATGAATGTGACTGAGGTTGCCGCGGTAACGGCAGATAACGCCAAGGCGATTGTATCAACCATTAAAGGGGTAAGCAACGTGTGGGAGTTTCCTTCCACGAATTATAACCTGTCCGGTGTAACCACCCAGACAGAGAAGCGGGACCAGATTATCCTGCTTAACGCTAAGTTTGACTCGGTCATTGATGTTGAAGTTCTTGCAGTTGCGTTCAACATGGAAAAAGCAGAGTTCATGGGCAACAGAATCCTGGTTGATAGTTTCGGCGCGTTAGACACCGCAAGGCTTAACATCCTGTTCAAGAATGACCCGAACTACGTGCCCATTTCATCTGATGAACTTACAGCACTTGATGCAATTCCGGCTGTTATGGTAGACCGTGACTGGTTTATGATTTTCGATAACTTCTACAACTTCACCGAAAACTACAACGGACAGGGGCTGTACTGGAACTACTTCTACCACACCTGGAAGACGTTTAGCGTATCTCCTTTCGCAAATAATACTGTGTATGTTGCCGGGGCACCGACCGTTACCAGCGTTACTGTAACACCTGCAACAGCAACAGTCGTCAAGGGACGGAATCTTAAGATGGCGGCTACTGTGGTTACAACCAACTTCGCACCTAAGTCTGTTAACTGGACCGTTACAGGTGGAAAAGATGCGGCTACCACCATTGACATTTACGGCAATCTGCATGTGGGTGAAAACGAGACAGCCACTTCCCTTAAAGTGACAGCAACCAGCACCTTTGACGGTTCTAAATCTAACACAGCAACCATTACAGTATCAACATCAGCGTAAACATAAGTCACAGCCCCTGGTAATTCCGGGGGCTTTAGGAGGAATAACATGTATGTAGCACCTAATACAAATGTCAGGGTTCTTAAAAATGTTCCTCTTGACAACACATATAGGAACACAATATACTTTACGAGCGAATCAGCACAGTCGGCTTATTTCTCTACCTTAACTAAATATAACAATCCCGCACTATCATATGTCAACATGAACGAACCAATCATGATTGGCATTAATGCGGAACAGTTATATGACTGTAACTATATCATGTTCCAGAACCAGTCATTTGGCACTAAATGGTTCTATGCTTTCATCACATCCGTTAAATATATCAATAACGAAACATCCGAAATAACAGTCGAAATTGACGTTATGCAGACGTGGTTCTTTGACTACAAGGTCAACCCTTCTTTTGTTGTAAGGGAACATAGTCTTACTGACGCTATAGGGGAAAACTTAGTACCAGAAGATTTAGAGTTGGGTGATTATGTGTTTGATACCGCATTCAGAACCGATTATATGAATGACTATGTTGTGGTAGTTGCGGCAACCGTTGATAGCACAGGTGCACCAGGAACAAGTACGGGCGGATATGGCAATATCTATTCAGGTTGCTGGTTGCATACCTTTGACACGTTTCCAGCAGTAGCGGCTTTCCTTGACAAACTTGTGGATGATAACAAAGCAGACGCTGTTGTGTCAATATTCATGATGCCGTCAAGCTTTACGACAACCATGGGTGCACCCGCTAAACATTACAGCATTACCAGGGATAAGCAGAGAGGGGAAATTGACGGATACGTGCCAAAGAATAACAAGTTGTTTACCTATCCGTACTGCTTTTTATATGTGACAAATCTTATGGGGAATAGCGCGACCTATAAGTACGAATACTTTAACTCAGCTAATTGCGTATTTGATTTTGCAATGGATATGTCACCTAACCCAACAGGAATGCTTACTCCTTTAGGATATAAGTATGTTGGTGCTAACTACAATGAATCAACTACCATTAGTGGTTTCCCTCAATGCTCTTTCACAACAGATTCGTACCGCGCTTGGTTGGCACAGAATGGTTCCAGCATGACAATTGATATGCTGAGTAGTGCAATGGCGGCTTCCGTGGGTATTGCCGCTGGCGGACCGATAGGCGCGGTTGGTGCCGTAGGCGGAATTACAAATGTTGCCAAGACCCTCGCTAGGGTTAATGCTATTTCAGCCCAGCCACCACAGTCACACGGCTCTCAGTCAAACACCGCACAGGTTGCTTTTAACATTAAGGACTTTTGGTTCCTTAATTATCATATCCGCGCCGAGTTTGCCAAGATAATCGATGATTACTTCAACGCATACGGATACGCAACACATCGTGTTAAGGTTCCCAATAGGTCACAACGCCCCCACTGGAACTATGTTAAGACTCAGAACAGCAACCTGACTGGTAGCGTGCCAGCCGAAGATATGGCAAGATTACGTGGGATTTATGACAACGGAATTACCTTCTGGAAAAATGGCTCAGAGGTAGGAAACTATAGCTTGGATAATAGGGTAGGGGGTGGAACAAATGAGCAGACGCAGTAAAGGTGGCTCTATACCTGCTCAATCACCGGGTGGTGATAGGCAATTCTGGAACGCCAAAAAGGGCAATGACTGGACATTCATCCAGTATTATAACAGACTGGTTGACCTATGTATAAGCCAGTTCGAATGGGTGAACTTACCACCCACATGCGATAGGCGGTTCCTTGAACTGGCATTGATGGCGGATGGCATGGCTGTATTCTTTAGGGACGAGGTAATGGGATATCTGACATTACAGTGCATGATTTCCGGCCCCCTTGATGTGTACAGGATTCCAATCCTTCGTAGGGCTTATGCCAGCAATGGTTATCAGATGCCACTGGATAACCTTAACAGTGTGTTGATATTCAACAATTCACTTCACGTCAACAGCCAGCTTGATATAGAAATGTATGCATGGAGACTGTACGAAGTACAGCGGGCAATTGACACAAACGTAAAGCTTCAAAAGACACCGAAGATTATCAAGTGTTCAGAATCACAGAGGTTGACTATAATTAACTTATTCCAGCAATATGCTGGGAACTACCCGTTCATTTTCGCAGATAACGCCATGAACCTACAGGGACTTGAATCACTTGATATATCAGCCCCTTACATTGCTGATAAGCTTATGGTGTTGAAACAGTTGATATGGGACGAAGCAATGACATACCTTGGAATATCAAACACAAATACATCCAAAAGAGAACGGCTTAATACGTCTGAAATATCAGCCGGAATGGGGGACGTAGAAGCACAACGGTATACACGCTTGTTAGAACGGGAAATAGCTTGCGAGAGAATCAACGCAATGTTCCCAGATGTTAATCTATCAGTAAGATATAAACAGGTGATACCTACATTACCTGAGGATATCACAAGTGAAACGGAAAGCGAGGTGGTCGAGGAATGAGTGCATTCACAACGCAGATTAGATTCATATGTGAATCAAAAGCTGGCTTAAAGGAAAGTGTTGGTTATGATAATATCGCACAGGTTATAGCGGGTGCAAGACCAGCCATCTTCGACTTCCCGTATCCCATATTTGATGAAACATACCGTGCGGTACTTGAAACTAAAATCCTTAAACACTATTACACACGGGAGATTGGGGAAGAGACATACGGTTTGTGGAAGTTAAGGCTTGATACCAAAATGAATGAAATCATGCCTTACTACAATCAGCTTTACAAGAGCACATTGTTAGAGTTTAATCCACTCTATGATGTAGATATTAACAGGACGCACAAGGCCACAAGAAAAGGTACTGAAATTTTAAACGGGAATGTAGATACAAACGGACAGGTAATTGCTTCAACTAACGCTAACAACACAACCACAAGCGACAACACTACAGACCAAACCAGCACAAATGGAAACACTGATAAATATTCTGCAACCCCTCAGGGTGGCTTAGATGGTTTGATGCAGGATAAATATCTCACAAACGCAAGAATGATTACAGGAAATGACACGTTAAATAGTAGGGCTCATACTTCAACTGACAACATGATTGATAGCACAACTGACACGTCAACTAACATGAGCACAGCGACTAAGAATAATACAACTATTAACAACACTGAGGATTATTTGGAATCAGTTAAGGGTAAACAAGGAACCCAAAGTTATGCCAGCATGATTCTTGAGTTCAGGGAAACGTTCCTTAACATTGACATGATGGTCATCAATGACCTCAGTGATTTATTCATGAATATCTGGACAGGGGGTTATCCATTTTGATTACTACGTCAAATTTTCAGAGTATTAGGTTATTACGTAATTGGTGCATGTTGACATTGCCAACAGTGTTTAATGATGCACTCAGTTACAACGAGCAGGTTTGTAAACTGACAGAAGCTTTAAACCAGCAGGGTGGAATCATTAAGGGACTGCCTGAATACATCGAGCAGATTATTAAGGAACTGCTGGAACAGGCTGGACTTGAGGATATTGTTAAACAGGTTCTGGCAGATTACTTCTTTATCAACGTTAAGAATCCCCCTGCTCCACTTGCACCAGCTATCGGTGATGGTATTGCGGATGACACGGTAGCTATTCAGGCTATGATTAACTATGTGGCTGGTAAGGCAAACTATCTGTTCTTTCCGGCTGGGACGTATAGCGTTCAAGGGTTGACGATGGTTGATGGGGTATCGTTGATTGGACTTGATAGGTTTAAGACAATACTTATGTTAAGGCCGGCTAGCAATAAGGATTTACTTACGGGAGATTTGGGGAACTGCACGATTGCTAATATTATGCTTAATGCTAATATGCCGGGGCAGACAGCTAATTGTAGCGTGTTCAGCGGGAATGTTAATGACATGATGATTGGAAATGTCATCTTCAAAAATGGCTATAATATGTTAAGCTTTGATGTGGATGGCACTGTGCAGATGGACAATGTAGTATTTGATGGCGTACAGGGTAACGGTTTAAGCATAGATGGTGTTAAAGCTATGGTAAACAATATTGAGTTTATCCGTAACTCTGTCCTCAATGCTGGAACGTTGCTTACTATCAGTGGAAATAATAACTCTATTACTGGACTGGTAAATACAGAGTTTGCCACTACAGGAGTTTCGATTTCAGGAAACCAGAACGTAGTTGAAGGATGGGTAAGCGGAACCACTACACCATTAGCCGATACAGGCGTAAGTAACCAGATTAAATTATATACTGGAACTGACTCTATTGTGAAAAATAACAATATTAAAGCTACAATTACTGGCTCAAAACAGGAGACTATCAGCTTAAACAAAGACGAAAATATAACAGGTAATAAGGGAGTAACAATTGGTGGTAGCTACACAGAAAGGTTAATAGGTTCTCATACCACAACTGCAGGTGATGAATACACTGTGAATTGTCATAACGCTAGTATCACCGCTTCGGATACTGCTACAGTCAGTGGCACAGATGTGGTGCTTAATCCAATTAACCCATTAACTTACAAAGCCCCAACAATATTAAATCCGGCTTTTAACACGGTGCCTTTTAAAAACGGCAGAACAACTTACAACATTCTTGTGCAAGGTACAGATTTAAATAACGCTATATTCTATACACCAAAACAGGGTGCAGATATAACAACAGAATTAAATCAATTATTAACTCAAAAAACTGTGGTGATAGCACCTGGTGATTATGAAATAAGTAATACAATTATTATACCTATTGAACATGCGTTAATAGGAAATAACACCACTTTAAAAGCTTCGAATAACTTTACATCGTCATATATGGTTCAGGTTGGTTTAGTATCCCCACCAGCGCCAAATTCAGATTGCACTTACCTGCCATACAAAAACATGCTGTTTGGGGTTAATCTTAATTGCAATCTTAAATGCTCTGGTATTCTTGTGCTTACTAGAGGGGCTGAAATACATTACAGCAAAATTACCTTGCCAATTGTTACCGGAACAGGAATTGATGTGTTTACTTATGGGGTTATACCACATATATCAGCAGATTGCTATATTGAATATTGCGAAATTTGCAATGACGATAAAGGAAACGCTGAACCTAATCCGGCTACCTTGTTTGCATATGGCATTAGAACTAATGGAAGTGATAACTATATTTATGGGTTTAGAACCTTCGGTAGTAAGTGTGGAATATGGTGTAGCAAATATTCAGGTGGAACAACGATAACTGATTCTCATGTGCTATGCTGTAATTCTACTGACACTGGGTGGGTAGGTAGTATTGGATATGATACATCTTTAAGCAATTCAATTACTCTCACAAACTGCTATGCGGATAACTTTAATACAGGGGTTATCCTTTACATGAACAGCTGTGTGACAAACTTTTTCTATTACGCGTGGGAAACTGGTAACAATGCAATGAGAAAAGCTATAGTTATCACTAATACCAATAACTCGGTAATGGGCGTTGTATCATTTGCTGGTAAGACTATTATGCTGGATGTAGCTAAAGAATATCCATTCCAGACAACTAACTTGATTAGTGTTGGACAGTACCCTTATCATGTAACATTTGACCCGGCAGATGATATTTGGAAGATGTTTTTAAGGCAGGTAAACAGTTACATGGTTGTGCCTACTACTAATAAATTCGTATTTGCTATTAGTAATGCGTTTGGTGGTTTAGCACCAAATCCACTGAATGTTTTATCAGACCATTGCAACTTAACTGGGTTTAATCTTGGTTCAGCTGAGGTTACGTGGGGTGAGTGCACATATAATGGGGCTATTGTTGAGATTCTGTTAAAACCTGGAACTAATATTAGGTATATTACGCTGGAACTTCCTGGGTATACTCCGGTCCCGAATGAGGGATTTGCTGTGACTAGTCCGTTCCCATATAGCTGGTTGATTGTTCCTAGAGAATGCAGTAATTTAAGTACGGCTGGGTTTACTTCTGAGAGTAGTCATACCTATACGAAGACACCAGCTATAACTTAGAAAGGAGATTGTTATGCCTGAAAATTATAAGATGATTGAGGAAGTTAAGGATAGGGCTGTTAGAAGGACGGGTGATAGTACTGTTATTACTAATGAGGATATGGTGGGTAAGATTGAGAGGAGAGAAGGAGAGAGTAGTTACTATGGTGGGTTTGTAGATTACCATGGACCGAAGGGGTATAGAGATAAGATGGATGACCCTAATGGGGATAGGTTGTAAGGTGTTTAAGGGAGAGGAAACTCTCCCTTTTATGTTAAGGTAAGTTGGTTGAGACTAACTTTTCGCGTTTTGTGGATTAAGGTGAAGCCGAGTTAGTTGAGACTAACTTTGTGCGATTTTTGAGTTAAGGGTAGCGTGATGGATGGGGGAAATGGTAACGGCGAAAAAAAAATAAAGGGGCAAA